TATATAGACCAGCTCGCCGTTACCTCATACTTTGAGGAAGACGATACCGATGATTGGCAGCCTGTGGACATAATATCGGGGGTTTGAGCATGGAATTTCAAGAGCCAACAGAATCTGATAAAGAACTCGTAGCGTTTGTTGTAAACCATTGTGATCGTTGGAGAGACTATCGCAACACCAATTATCTGGATGACTGGTTGGAATATGAGCGCATCTTTACTGGTGAATGGGCTGCTGAAGATAAAACCCGTGATTCCGAGAGAAGCCGAATTGTCACTCCCGCTACCCAACAGGCTGTAGAAACCCGTCATGCAGAGATCATTGAGGCCATCTTTGGTCAAGGTGAGTTCTTTGACATTCAAGACGATATTCGTGATGTAAACAACAATCCATTAGATGTAGCCGCTATCAAGGCTCAACTGATGGAAGACTTCAAGATAGACAAGATTCGCAAGTCCATTGACCAGATTGAGTTGATGGCTGAAATCTATGGTACTGGTATTGGTGAAGTCATTGTTAAAACAGAGAAGATCTTTGTTCCCGCTACCCAAGCAATACCTGGTCAAGTCGGTCAAGCCGCTATTGGTGTGATTGAAAAGGACAGGATTGCAGTCAAGATTGTTCCTGTTAACCCTAAGAACTTCTTGTTTGACCCCAATGGGACTTCTATTGAAGACTGTATGGGTGTGGCTATTGAGAAGTATGTCTCTATCCACAAGATTGTTAGAGGCCAAGAGGAAGGCATCTATCGCAAGGTAGAAGTTGGTACTGATTCTGAAGACTCTGACTTAGAGCCTACCCAAGAGGTTAGCCAATACCAAGACGACAAAGTTAAGCTATTGACGTACTATGGCTTAGTTCCTAGAGAGTATCTTGACCAACTTGAGGATGAATCAGAAGTTGAAGACTTGTTCCCTGAAGATTCTGTTCAAGACGAGTATTCTGATCTGGTAGAGGCTATTGTTGTTATTGCTAATGACAATGTGCTTCTCAAAGCAGAAAAGAACCCTTACATGATGAAAGATAGGCCAATTCTGGCTTATCAAGACGATACAGTTCCTAATCGTTTGTTGGGTCGTGGTACTGTAGAGAAGGCTTATAACTCTCAGAAGGCTATTGACGCACAGATTCGTTCACATTTGGACTCTCTGGCGCTCACCACAAGCCCTATGATGGCTATGGATGCCACTAGACTGCCTAGAGGTGCTAAGTTTGAGGTAAAGCCAGGCAAGGCAATCCTGACAAACGGCAATCCATCAGAGATTTTGTTCCCCTTCAAGTTCGGAAATACCGATTCTGGGAACATTACCACTGCCAAAGAGTTCGAGAGAATGCTACTTCAGGCTACTGGAACACTAGACTCACAAGGAATGGTGTCCAATGTGTCTAGGGATGCGAATCAGGGTGGTATTTCGATGGCTGTTGCCTCAATTATCAAGAAATACAAGCGTACATTGGTGAACTTCCAAGAAGATTTCTTGATTCCGTTCATCAATAAGGCGGCTTTCCGCTATATGCAGTTCGACCCAGAGCGTTATCCTACTGTGGACATGAAGTTCATACCGACTGCGGCTTTGGGCATCATTGCTCGTGAGCATGAACAACAACAGTTCATTTCCTTACTTCAGACACTTGGCCCTAATACACCTGTTTTGCCTGTGATTCTCAAGGGAATCATGGCTAATTCTTCTTTGTCTAACAGATATGAGTTGATTCAGATGTTGGATGAGATGAGCAAGCCTGATCCACAAGCACAGCAGATGCAACAAGCACAGGCTCAGTTGGCTATGCAAGCGGCACAGGCTCAGATTGCTGTTCAGACTACTCAAGCAGAGCAAAATCGTGCTGAAGCTCAGAAGTTGTTGACTGAAACACAGTTAATGCCTATGGAACTTCAAGCTAAGAGCATGGCAGCGAACACCAAGAATCTTCCAAATGATGCTGATTTAGCCTCTAAGGAGTTTGATAAACGGGTTAAGATTGCTGATCTAATGCTTAAAGAAGCTGACATTAAGAACAAGTCTAAGATTGTTGAATTGCAGATGGCAGATAAACTTAATGCCCAAAGCAAGGTAAAACAAGACTTCTTGACTAAACTTACAGATGGATTAAGAAATGGCTAGTATCAAAGAGTTGATCCAAAGCATTGAGTCGGGAGATTCGTCTTTTGATGAAAAACTAGCCGCCATCAATCAGATGGAAGAAACTCTCATTGCGATGCGTAACAATGAGGAACAAGCCGTTAATGACAATGTTGAGTTGATTGTCGAAGCCATCAAGGTGATGGAAAAGAAGGTCAATGACCAACTAGAGATTGCAAAGTCTATTGTTCCTGAAAAAGGTGACAAAGGAGACAGAGGTCTTGATGGTGTGCCTGGTCGAGATGGCGTTAATGGCAGAGATGGTCGTGATGGCAAAGATGGTCAGAATGGACAAGATGGTGAAGATGGCGTATCTGTAACCGATGCAAAGATTGACTTTGATGGCTCATTGATTATCACTTTGTCTACTGGAAGAGAGATCAATGTTGGTGAAGTAGTTGCTAGTGATTTGGCTGAAAAGATCAAAGTCATTAGCACCATGTCTACTAATACAGCAATTGCTGACATTACTGGTGGTTCAATAGATGGAACTCCTATTGGTGCAACAACCCCATCCACAGGAAAGTTTACAGAAGTTGCCGTAACAACAGCAACGGGTGAGACAACTCTGCTAGAGAACACCACCATCACTGGCTGGATTTATTCAAATTTAAGCAAGTCAGTCTCAGCAGAAGAATCAAACCCTAATGGTTTGTTTTTTAGTCCTGATGGTTTGAACCTGTACGTCAACGGCACGACTGGCGATGACGTAAACCAATACACGCTTTCAACTGCTTGGAATGTGTCAACAGCGTCCTATGTGCGCGTGTTTTCGACATCAGCACAAGACACTGGGCCGACAGATATTTTCTTCAAACCTGACGGATTGACAATGTTTGTGCTTGGAGGCGCAACCGATACTGTGTATCAGTACACGCTTACAATTGCATGGGACATTTCGACAGCCTCATACGCCAGCAAGTCTTTTAGCGTTACAACGCAGGAAGCAACGCCAAATGGTTTGTGGTTTAAGCCAGATGGACTGACCATGTATATGGTTGGCACCACAACCGATACAGTGTTTCAGTACACACTTGGCACAGAATGGGATATTTCTACTGCTTCGTATGCCAATAAGTCATACAACGTTTCCACGCAAGAATCTGGCCCAACTCAAGTCAATTTGAGCGCAGACGGCACAAAGATGTGGGTTGCAGGAACAACTGGCGATGACATTTGGGAATACACACTTGGTACTGCGTGGGACATTTCAACCGCATCTCCAGCCAATAATTTTTTTGTTGGGTTTCAAGAAACAAATCCCGCTGGAATGTTCATTGACTCTACAGCGGCAAATCGTGTTTACATTGTTGGCACTAGTACCGACACTGTTTATCAATACAACACAGAAACAAACTCGTTAGAGATTGACACAGAAAAGTTATACATTGATGGGCAGTTATCAGTAAATGGAAACCTAGTTGCTGGCTCAAACGCTTATGTTGATGGTGCGTTGACTGTTCAAGGTGCAATTACTGCTGGCGGTACTGTTGCAGCAAACGGATTGTCATCAAGCGGAACTACATCGCTTGCTACATCAACATCATCACAGACTGTTTCTTTAGGTGCTGGTGCAACCGCAAGCGGCTCGACCAAGACAATAAACATTGGTACTACTGGTGTATCTGGTTCTACTACCACCATATCTATTGGTTCTGCTGTATCTGGAGCAACAAGTACAACCACACTAAGCGGATTAGTGATTGACAGTATTAGTGCGGCAGTATCTGCGGCTGGTTCTACCCAAGCAAATGCAACAGCCTTAGTTTCAAACATCAATAACGTAACTGTTGTTGCGGCAGCAGCTGATGGTGTAAGACTTCCAACCGCTGTGGCTGGTATGCGTATCTTAGTGCGTAACACCGATGCCCTTGATACATTGAAGATTTACCCTGCAACTGGTGGACAAATCAATGCACTTGGTGCTAATGCGGCTTATTCTTTGGTTGCAGGTCTGACTATTGAGTTGTTTGCTTCAACTGCTACTCAATGGTATACCTTTTAATTTATAGTCAATTATAGTTATGAATCAAGAACTTCAAAAGTACTACGAAGCACGTTTTGAGATGATGTCTCACGAAGGGTGGAAAGATTTAATTGAAGATATTGACAAAATCATTGCCTCTATAAATAATATATCAACGATAGATACAGAAAAAGACCTACAATTCAAAAAAGGTGAGCTATCTATACTTACTTGGCTGAAAAATCTTAAAGAGATCAGCGAGAGAGCATATGAAGAAATTTTATGATTATGTCTGTGAAAACGGACACAAAACAGAGAGATTCGTTGATTATGAGGCAACGGGTCTAATGTGTGAATGTGGTGCAAATGCAACACGCTCATTATCTGCGCCAGCGTTTCGACTTGAAGGATGGTCTGGTTCTTTTCCATCGGCTTATGCCAAATTTGGAAAGAGCCATGTCGACAAGTTGAATTCTGAACGCAAACTCAACTCATAAGCAATTATGCCGAGTTGAATCTCCTACAACCGAAAGCGGCAGGAAAAAGGAAAAAGTATGTTGATTGATGAAGAGCCAAATGAACTTGAAGCGGTAGAGCAACAACAGAGGCCAGAACTCCCCGAAAAATATCGGGATAAAAGTTTGGATGAAGTCGTGCGTATGCACCAAGAGGCTGAAAAGCTAATTGGTAAGCAAGCGCAAGAGGTCGGAGAAGTCCGAAAGCTCGCTGATGAACTCATTAGGCAGAACCTCACTGTTAAACAACAACAGCAGCAAACTAGAGATGTTGAGCCTGAAGTAGATTTCTTTGAGAATCCACAGATGGCAGTTCAAAAGACTGTTGATAGTCACCCTGACATCATTGCGGCAAGGCAAGCCATGCTAGAGATGAAAAGGGCGCAAATTCAGCAAAAGTTAGCGCAAGAACATCCTGATTTTGGCGATATTGCTAAAAATGAGGACTTTGCAAATTGGGTTAAATCTAGCCCTGTACGCATTGACTTGTTCAAACGTGCTGATGCAGAATTTGACTATGATTCAGCCAATGAACTGTTATCTACCTACAAAGAACTTCGCTCTGTCAAACAAAAGCAAATGAGTACCGCTGGTGAAGCAACTCGTAAGCAGAATTTGAAAGCAGTTGGGGTTGATGTAGGTGGCTCTGGGGAATCATCAAAGAGGGTTTATCGTAGGGCTGACCTTATTCGGCTGAAAATGCAAGACCCGACTCGTTATGAGGCGCTTTCAGATGAAATCATGCAAGCGTATTCAGAAGGTCGTGTTAAGTAAACTTAACTTATTGGAGATTTAATTATGGCAAATACCGCCTTTTCCCCCACAAATAGTGTAACCACTACATCCGCAGCTAACTTCATTCCAGAAATTTGGAGTGATGAAATTGTTGCCGCCTATAAAAAGAACCTCGTTTTGGCTAATTTGGTCAAGAAGATGTCTTTCAAAGGCAAAAAGGGTGACACCATCAACATTCCTAGCCCAGCTCGTGGCAATGCCTCTTTGAAAGCCGCTACTGATGCCGTGACTTTGATTGCTGAGAGCGACACCAACATTCAAGTGTTGATCAACAAGCACTATGAGTACTCACGTTTGATCGAAGACATCGTTGAAGTTCAAGCCCTGACATCACTGCGTTCTTTCTATACAGAAGACGCTGGTTATGCTTTGGCTAAACGCATCGACACTGACTTGGTTCAATTGGGTCGTGCTTTCAATGGCGCTACAGTTGGTACTGATGACTATGCTACTAGCAACACTACTACCAAAGCCTTTGTTGGCTCTGATGGTACTACTGCTTACAACAGCACATCTTCTAACGCTGCCGCTTTGACTGATGCCGCTATTCGTCGCACCATTCAGCGTTTGGACGACAACGACATTCCTATGGATGGTCGTTTCTTCCTGATTCCTCCTTCAAGCCGTAATACTTTGATGGGTCTGGCTCGTTATACCGAGCAAGCCTTCATTGGTAATGGCGATGCGATCCGCAATGGTGAAATCGGTCAACTGTACGGCATGGCTGTGTTTGCATCTTCCAATGCTGACTTCGGTGCTGGCTCTTCTGGTGCTGACCGCATTTGCTTGATGGGTCATAAAGACTCTATGGTGTTGGTTGAGCAGTTGGGCATCCGTTCACAGACTCAGTACAAGCAAGAGTACCTCGGTACATTGTTTACTGCTGACACTCTGTATGGCGTGAAGGCTCTGCGCACTAACGCTACTAGCTCTGCTGCTAACGCTTCTGGTGCTTTTGCCTTGGCAGTACCAGCCTAATTGCAGTTGCGCCCCCTGCCGTAATGGTGGGGGGACTTTTTAAACTTAATTAGGAGCTTTATTATGGCAACCGCATCAGCAGTAACAGTTCGTAGAGGTAACGATCAGTTCCGTGGCCTTTTCAGCGATACATGGGTAGTTCGTGCTACTTTGGACGCTGGATCATTGGTCGATGGCGCTGGCGAGACTGACGACATCACAATCCCTGGCGTGGCCTTGGGTGATATGGTAATTGGCGCATCTCTGGGTGTGGACTTGGTTGGTTTGACAGTAACAGGTTATGTTTCTGCAGCAAACACAGTCAAGTTCCGTATTCAGAATGAGTCTGGATCTACAGCAGACTTGGCTTCTTCGACACTTCGTGTTGTTGTAGCCCGTATGGTCTAAAACTAAAGGGGGCTAATAACCCCCTTTTTCAAAGGATTTTTATGGCAACCTTTCGGTGTTTAGCAAGCGGTCAAACAGTAACTTTTGTTCATCAGCACGATATTGACAGCATGAAAGGTCATGCAGGATATGTCAGAATTGATGGAGAAGAAAAAGAGTCCTTTGAAAAACCAGTAGTTCTATCACCTCCTACTCCTGTCAAGAAGCTAGGTAGACCAAAGAAAGTAGCAAATGTCTGATATTGATCCACGAGAGTTTGGCAGATTAGAAGCCCAAGTTCAGGCTTTGCAAACAGAAGTTCATGCAATGCGTGAAGATATTAAAGCCCTTTTAGAGATGGCAAACAAGTCTAAAGGTGGTTTCTTTGTAGGTATGGCTATCGCCTCTGTTGTTGGCGGTATTATTTCTTTTGTTGCAACTAAACTAGTAAGGTGAAATCATGTACGGCAAATCCCCAAAAATGACCAGTTCTAAGACACCTAAGAAGGCTAAAGGTATGCCTGTAACCATTATGATTGCTGTTGGTAAGCCTAAGTCTATGCCTGTTCGTGGTAGCCGTACTGCCACCAATATGATGAAGAAATCAGGCCGTAGCAAATGAAAAAGACCAAAGCAGAGGCCAAAATCTCTAAGGTCATGCGAGAGTTCAAGGCGGGAACGCTTAACTCTGGCAAAGGTGGCCCTATTGTCAAGAAGCCTAAACAGGCTCTTGCCATTGCTTTATCTCAGGCTAGGAAGGTCAAGAAATGAAACAAGGTCTCTACGCTAACATTGCAAAAAAGAGAGAGCGCATAAAGGCTGGTTCTGGTGAAAAGATGCGTAAGGTTGGTTCTAAAGGTGCTCCTACTGCAAAGGACTTCAAGCAAGCAGCTAAGACTGCTAAAAAGAAATGAAGACTCCTGCTTGGCAAAGAAAAGAAGGCCAAAACCCGAAAGGGGGCTTGAATGCCAAGGGAAGAGCATCGTATAATAAAGAAACTGGTGGCAAATTAAGGTCACCATTGTCATCAGGTGACAACCCTGCAAGGGCCTCCTTTTTATCTAGAATGGGCAATATGCCTGGCGCTGAGATGAAAGATGGAAAGCCTACCCGACTTTTACTTTCTCTTAGAGCTTGGGGCGCAACGTCCAAGGAAGACGCTAAGGCTAAAGCCAAGGCGATCTCTAAGAGGAACAAATGAGACCAGTATCTGTTGGAGTTAGCCCTACTGCGGCAGTATTGACTACTGTTTATACAGTTCCTACGGGTTACTACGCCAAATTTACAGTCATGTACATCCACAACACAGGTGGATCTACAAAGCATATTACTGTGGCGTGGAATGATGCAAGTGCCGCCACTTCCTACGACATCCTGACTGAATACAACTTTACTTCAAAAGCATACCTTCAATTTGATGGCAATGCTTATATTGTTTTAGAAGAAGGCGATAAGATTCAAATTACGACTGAAGCTGGAAGTGCCTTTAGTTTTATTGCCACATTTGAGGTTTCAGGAGCGCAAAGAACATGACCTACTTAGAGCTTGTCAATGATGTACTCACTCGTTTGCGTGAGACTAATGTTTCTACTGTTTCAGAGACAACATATTCTGCTTTGATTGGCAAGTTTGTCAATGATGCCAAGCGACAAATTGAAGATTCCTACACTTGGAATTGCTTGTCTCAAACCATCACAGTAACTACTACTGGTGGCACACATTCATATTCTTTGACTGGTTCTGGTCAGAAGTTTCGTGTAATGGACTCCTTGAATACAACTAGCAATGTTGTGATGGATGACATTCCTTTTACCAGTATGAATCGCAAGTTGAACTTTGTGACTCCAGTTCAAGGAATCCCATCTGAGTACTGTTTTAATGGTGTAGATGGCAGTGGTGATACAAAGATTGACTTGTATCCAATTCCTAATGGTGTCTTCACTATTTTGTTTGATGTGATCATTCCACAAGCGGCTTTGACTTCTGATGGCACTTCTGTCAAGGTTTTAGATTATTTGGTGACTCAGAGTGCTTATGCACGTGCTTTGATTGAGCGTGGTGAAGATGGTGGTACTAGCTCTTCTGAGGCTTATGCGCTCTTTAGAGGTATGTTGTCTGATGCCATTGCAACAGAGAGCACACGTTATCCTGAAGAACAAGTATTTGAGGCAGTGTAATGGCAGCTCCACTACAAAGTAACAGTGTAAGCGCACCAGGCTTTTATGGTCTGAATACGCAAGACTCTCCATTGGATTTGTCTTCTGGCTTTGCTTTGGTTGCTTCTAATTGCGTGATTGACCAGTATGGACGTATTGGTGCTCGCAAGGGTTATACATTGGTTAATTCTTCATCTGGGAACCTTGGGTCTAACGATGTAACTGTTATCCATGAGTTAGTGCAGATTGATGGCACATTGACTGTGTTGTTTGCTGGCAACAATAAGTTGTTCAAACTTGGTACTTCCAATGCTGTAACTGAGTTGACCTATGGTGGTGGTGGTTCTGCTCCTACCATTAGTGCTAGTAACTGGCATTGTGCTTCTTTGAATGGAATCACTTATTTCTTCCAAGCTGGACACGATCCATTGATTTACGACCCAGCGGTGAGTACTACCACTTATCGCAGAGTTTCTGAGAAGACTGGTTATGTAGGTACTGTTCCTCAAGCAAACATCTGTATTTCTGCTTTTGGTCGTTTGTGGGTTGCCAATACATCTACTAACAAAGTAACGATTACTTTCTCTGATCTGATTGCAGGTCATGTATGGGGGGGTGGTACTACTGGTACTTTAGATGTGTCTCGTGTATGGCCTAATGGTTCTGATGAGATCATGGGATTGGCGGCACACAATGATTTCTTGTTTATCTTTGGTAAACGACAGATTCTTGTTTACTCTGGTGCAACAACCCCTGCAACGCTCCAGATAAGTGACACAGTAGGTTCTATTGGATGTATTGCTAGAGACTCTATTCAGAGTATTGGTACTGATGTAATTTTCTTGTCAGACTCTGGTGTTCGTTCATTGATGAGGACTATCCAAGAGAAGTCTGCTCCTTTGAGAGACATATCTAAGAATGTTCGTTCTGATTTAATTGGGTCTTTGGCTTTTGAGACATTGGCTAATTTGAAGTCTGTTTACTCAGAGAAGAATGCTTTTTATCTGTTGGTTTTGCCTACTTCAGCACAAGTCTATTGTTTTGATACAAAGATGCAATTGCAAGATGGGTCTAACAGAGTAACCAAGTGGGATTCCATCACTCCTAAGTCTTTGTATTCGCTTAGAAATGGTGATTTATACATTGGTAAGACTGGATACATTGGTAAGTATGATGGTTACTTAGATAGCACATCTACTTATCGGATGGCGTACTACACCAACCATGCTGATTTAGGCAATGAGAATCAGATCTCTGTTCTTAAGAGGATTAAGACAATCATTATTGGTGGCTCAAACCAAACTGTGACGATCAAGTGGGGATTTGACTTCGCCGCCAATTATCTGTCTGCAAACGCCAACATTGCTACACAATCTATTTCCGAGTATGGAATAGCTGAATATGGGGTTGCTCAGTATTCAAGTGGTGTGCTTATCAGAACATTGGATGTGAATGCTTCTGGTATGGGAAAGATTGTTCAAACTGGTTACGAAACTACAATTAACGGCACTCAATTATCAATTCAGAAGATTGAGATTCAATCTAAGAATGGCAAAATTTCGTGAGTATTAAACTCACACAAGGAGAATAATCTTGTCAAATTACACAAAAAGCACTAACTTTGCAACTAAAGACAATCTAACACCTGGTGATCCACTCAAGATTGTTCGTGGTACTGAGATTGATACTGAGTTCAATAACATTGCTACTGCTATTGCTACGAAGACAGACAATGCTTCTGCTGCGATAACTGGTGGAACTATCAACGATACAACCATTGGTGCGACTACTGCATCTACTGGTGCTTTCACGACTTTAGCGGCTTCTGGTGCTGTAACCCTCTCTGGAGGTACTGCTAACGGAGTAGCGTATTTAAACGGCTCTAAGGTTGTTACAAGCGGTTCTGCGCTTACTTTTGATGGGACTAACTTTTTTGGCGGCACAAACATTTATGCGTCAGGTCGTTTTTATGCACAACGTAGTTCAAGTTCTTTAAATCTTCCTATTGCTGGATACACAGATGGTTCTGCGGGTACAGTTTTATCTGGAACTAAAGGCGACATCGTTGCATTTGGAAATGCAGGTGGTGATGGAGTAATTTTTGCTAATAACAACACAGAACAAATGCGCCTAAACAGCACAGGTCTGGGTATTGGTACAAGTAGCCCTGCTCAGAAACTTCATGTATTGGGTTCAAGTGGTGCTGTTTCCAGAACGAGTGTTGGAGCAAATGCAAATCAGGTATTCCATCAAATTGATAATAGCGTAAACACTATTGAAATTGGCGCACTTGCATCAGGAACTGCTTATCTGTCTTCTAATGGCGCATATCCTTTAACTTTTTATACCAATGGCTCAGAGCGTTTACGCCTTGACTCATCAGGCAATCTAGGCTTGGGAGTTACTCCTAGTGCTTGGGATAGTTCTTTTAAAGCACTTCAAGTCAGCAACATTTCTTTATTTTCACAAGACTCTACTGGTGCTGGTTGGTGGTCTAAAAATGCTCGTAATGTTGGTGGTACTTGGTATTACATTGGTACTGGTTTTGCTTCTTATATTGAGCAAGGTGCTGGCGCATTTAAGTGGAACACAGCCCCATCAGGCACAGCAGGGGCTAACATTACCTTTACTCAGGCAATGTCATTGGATGCTAGTGGGAATTTGTTAGTTGGTGCAACTTCTGCTGTTGGCAGATTTACGCTTGAAGGGTCTTCTACTACAGTTGAAACAACACTACGCTCAACTGGCGGTGTAGGAACAAACAATCGTGCAAGAATTATTGCGGGTTACCAATCTGGCGGTTCAGACTATGGTGGCTATCTTGCGTTTAATACAACATCAAGTTCAAACGTAAACAATGAAGCCGCTCGTATAGACTCAAGCGGTAACTTGCTGGTGGGGACTACGAGTGCGGCAACAGGAAGTGTTGGAGCAGGTTTCCAAGTACAAAATAATTCAGGTACTGGTTCAACAATAAACATAGGACACCCCAATGGTGCTAGTAGTGGTTTTAGTTATGCACTTTTTTCTTATGACAACTCCATTATTGGTTCTATTGGTCAATCAGGCACTACTGCTGTTTTGTTCAACACCACTTCTGACCAACGCCTAAAAGAAAACATTACTGACGCTGACTCTGCATCCACATTGATTGATGCTTTGCAAGTTCGTAAATTTGATTGGAAGTCTGATAACTCACATCAGCGTTATGGTTTTGTTGCTCAAGAGCTTGTAACTGTTGCACCAGAGGCAGTACATCAGCCTGAAGACACAGAACAAATGATGGGAGTGGACTACTCCAAACTTGTGCCAATGTTGGTCAAGGAAATTCAATCATTGCGTCAGCGTGTCGCTCAACTCGAATCTAACTAAAGGAAAACATCATGTCTATTACTTACAACTGGTCAGTACCAACATTGGATAGCACAGTAGCAACTGGTTATGTAAACTGTGCCCATTGGACTTGCACAGCAGTAGATGGAGAACACTCTGCCTCTGCCTACGCAACAGTCTCATGGGCTGAAGGCACTCCTACAATTCCTTATGCAAACCTCACAGAAGCCACAGTCCTTAATTGGGTGTGGGAATCTGTTGACAAGGAATCGACTGAGTCTGCTTTGGCGGCTCAGATTGAATTGAAGAAGAACCCTGTAAAGGCTACTGGTACACCTTGGTAAGTTGAAAAGCACAAATCCCTAAAGTGGAGTAAGAATTATGGCAAGAATAAGAGAAAACAATTTCCTGATGGACTTTGAGGACACAGGTTTACAGCCTAGTATTCAGCAAATGCTTGCTCCGCCACCTGTTGTTCAGCAACCTTCTATGGCAAAGCAACCTACTATGGCTACAGATAAAGCAACAATCATTGATAACTTGGTAAAACAAATCCAAGCCAGAAGCAACACATCTCAATGGTCAGGTGGTGTTGGTGCTGATCAAGCTACTAAGGACATGGCTCGAATTCTTGCTGAAACAGGAATTACAGATATTAGTCAGTTTGGCCCAATAACCCAAGAAGTTCAAAAGATAGTTGGTTATGAGGATTGGGGTGACCCAATTTATCAGACTGTAACTGAGCAAACCTATGGCAATAAGGTAACTGGTCAAGCAGTTCCTAACACTTACACAACACGACAAACAGGTGAGTTCTTTGGTGGAACTTACGAGGGTAAGGGTAATACTGGTTATGGTGTTCAGTTTGATGCTCAAGGTAATCCTACTTTCTTTACCCAAGGTGCATCAAGCCGTGATCCTATTGTAAAAGCGGCAATCCCTATCGGTGCTCTTGCATTGGGTGCTTATGGAGCTGAAAGTTTGTTTGGAGCTGGTGCTACAGGAGCTGGCAGTGCAGGTGCTTCAGGTTTAACAGCCGCAGAATTAGGTTTAACAGCCACAGAAGCCGCAGGATTAGGTTTAACAGCTACAGAGGCAGCCGCATTAGGATTGCCAGCGGCAGAGTTTGCGGCGGCAGGTACGGGTGGTTTACTCTCAAGTGCGGCTCCTAGTCTCGCCGCAGTAGCCCCAGAAGTAGCGGCTGTTGCACCTTCTGTTGCCCCCGCTGTTGCTTCTGTTGCACCAGAGGTTGTTGCTTCTACAGTTGCACCTGCTGCTGCGTCTGCCGTTGCTCCCACAGTAGCTTCTACTGTCGCTCCCGCTGTAGCCTCGACTGCTGGTGGCCTTTTAAGTTCTGCAATACCAGGCGCAGGTACTATTGGTGGTGCTTTGGCTTCTGGTGCTTTATCATCTTTAGGTGGTGCTTTGGGAGGTGCTGTGACTGGTGGATTAAACAATCTTATTTCTGGTGGTTTAGGAACTTTTGGCAACTTGCTTCAAATGCAACAATCAAAAGAAGCGGCTCAAAGAGCGCAAGCAATGATTGATGCTGAGACTGCTGCCGCTAAACAAGCCGCACAGTTCCGTCCTGTTGGAATGACAACTAGATTTGGCACTTCTGAGTTCAAAGTTGATCCTACAACTGGTCAATTGGTTAGCGCAGGGTATACCTTAACGCCTGAAGCTAAAGCCCAACAAGATAGATTGGTTGCTTTACAGAACCAAGGATTGACTCAGGCAGAACAGGCTCAAGCACAATTTGCTCCTTTGCAAACAGGCGCTCAATCTCTGTTTAACCTTGGTAATCAGTACTTGGCTCAAAGTCCTCAACAAGTTGCTCAGAATTACTTGAATCAACAGTTGGCTTTGTTGCAACCAGGCAGAGAGTTAGAGTTGGCTAACTTGCAAAACAGACTACAACAGCAAGGTCGTTCGGGTCTTTCTGTTGCCCAAGGTGGCTCTTATGGTGCTACAACTCCTGAGTTACAGGCTCTGTATAACGCTCGTGCAATGCAAGAGGCTCAATTGGCGGCTAATGCTCAACAAGCGGGTCAACAACAAATTCAATTTGGTGCGGGATTACTTGGTCAAGGTGCTCAAACAATGGGCCAGTACTATGGTGGTCAACAAGCGGCTTATGCGCCTTATACGACTGCTTCTGGACAAGTTCAAGGGCTTGAGGCTTTGGGTCAACAACCCTTCACAATGGGCGCACAACTTGGTAAAGAAGCGGCTCAAGCGGGTGCAAGAGTCGGTGAATTGGGACTCGGCGGTGCTAGATTAAGTGCTGGTTTGGCTACAAGTGCTGATGCAACAAGAAACTTAGCGGCTCAAGGATTGATTGCGGCAGGTAATCCTAATGCAATGTTTGGCAATGCTATAGGGGGGCTACTCAGTGGTGGCGCACGAGCATTATTTAGCCAAACTCCTCTAGGTAGTTCTGGTTTTGGAACTGGTTTAGCCTATAGTAATCAAGACATGGGCTTGTATTTTTAAGGAGTCATCATGGCAGATAGTATGGTAGCGGGTCTTTTTGGTTTGACTCCTGAGATGTATCAAAACCAACAGTATCAGCAAGATTTAAAGCGTGGTTATGAGTTAGCCCAACTCTCTCCTGGTGCGGCGGCACAAGCGGGTCTACAAGCTAGTGTTGGTCAACTAGGTCGTGGTGTGGCTGGTTTGATGGGTGTAGAAGACCCACAAATGAAGATAATCTCTGCTCGTCAACAGATTATTGGTCAACTTGATCAAACTAATCCACAATCTTATGTAAATGCTGCTAATCAATTAAATCAAATTGGTGATGCACAAGGTGCTATTGCATTGATGGATTATGCTCGTAAAGCAGAAAGTGACTTAGCTCTTGTTGGTCAAAGAAGAGCGGCAGAGCAAGCATCATTAGCTCAAGCGTCTAAGACTCAATTGTCTATTAGACAAGAAGAGCAATTGCGTGATGAGTTGTCTAAACTTGGCCCTGATGCCACACAAGATCAGGTTCTTGCCATTGTTACCAAATATGGCTCTCCAGATAAGGTTTTGGCGGCTTTACAGGCTTCAGCAGACAAAGCGGCAGCAAATGTAGCAAGAAATGAAACGGCTCAACTTGCTAATCAGGCAAGAATTGATGCGGCTAAAGTTGCGGCTGATGCCAAACTTGAAGCGGCTCGTGTAGCTGGCGCTAATGCCAAAGAAATTGCACAAATGAGAATTGACTCGGCTAGAGAGTTAAGAGAGCTAACAAATTCACTTAAAGGCCCTAAAGTCCTTGCTCCTTCTTTACAAAAAGAAGAGGATAAAGAGTTGGAATTGGTTGATTCATTAAAAGCTCGTCAGGATTCATTAGCTCCTGCTATTGCTACATTAACACCAGATCCTAAAACTGGAAAACCACGACTAGAACTTGGCCCTGTAAACAATCTGCGCTATCAAGCACAGAATGCGGCAGGTAACTCTAGTGTTGAAAGTCGTAACTATGCGGCTTTACAACGTGCTGTTCAAGAAGCTACCAACTTGAAGACAGATGCGGCTAAAGGAGTTCAAACTGATAAAGACGTTTTGCGATTTGCTAATGAACTTATTGCCGCTTTTGGTGGTTATGACACAAAAACAACACTTGAGGCTCTTAGTAACTTTTCTAAATCTACTGAAAAAGCTAGAGAAAATGCTCAAAAACGCATTGATAGTCGCCGTAAGTCACAAGGTGTTGAGCCTTATTACGGCCCTGCGGTTGGTACACCACAAAACCCTATTAAACTAGACTAAAGGTAAGCATCATGCCAACTGTTTATGAATACAAAGGCGTATCGTATGAATTGCCTGATGGCTTAACAAATGAAGCCGCTTTAGCCAGAATTAAGGCTAGTTTAGGCAATGCACCTACAGAGACTGCTCAAGCATCTCCAGAAGCTCCTAAAACGCCTTCTGAAGCGCCAAAAGAGCAAGGTCTAGGTGATATGTTGCGTAGACAACTTGGCTTGGCTACTCGTGCTGTTATTACTGGTGCATCTGCTCCTTCAAATATCGTTACTGACTTTTTAAGTGGAGCGGCCAATTTAGGCGCTATGGCTGTTGGTTCTGAAAAGCGTGTTCCATATTTGTCTCAAGCACAAAGTCGTGGTTTGACGCAGTTAGGTGTTCCGCAACCTGAAACTGGTGCTGAAAGAGCCGCACAAGCTGGAATGCAGGGTTTAGTATCTGCTGGTGGTATGGCGGCAATGGCTCCTAAATCAATCTTTGGTGCGGATCTTGTCCGTCAACTACCTGCGGCTACAACTGCTCCTATGGTTGCACAACCTGTTGCAGAAGCCACAAAAGAAATAACAGGAAGCGATTTGGCGGCAACTATTGCAGCTTTGGGCGTTTCAGGTGCTGTTGGCAAAACAACTGGAGATGTAGCGGGTCGCCTTTCTTCTGGAAAACAACCAACTACCACAATGGCTGATGTTCAGCAAAAGGCATCTCGTGCTTACACAAAAGTAAGCGATCAAGGTATTGAGTTAACTAATAAGAATGCTACTAGTTTGGTAGACAAAGTAAAAACAAAACTTGATGCTGTTGACTATATTCCAGAAAATGCTGCGCCTGTTGCAAACATCTTGAATAAGTACGAGAGCATCCTACAGCGTGGAAACATTACTTTTGACAATGTTGAACAGATGCGTAGATTGGCAAACAATCTAAAAAGCAATCCAGACAAGAATATTCGCCGTTTAGCAAGAGAGATGGTTGATACTATTGATGATCATGTGGCTACTTTGTCTCCAAAAGATGTTGTTTCTGGTGCGGGTGGAATTGATACTGCGGTCAAAACAATAATGGATGCTCGTAAGGATTTTAGAAATCTAAGTCGTGCTTCAACGCTTGATAACATTTTGAATGTTGCTGAAACCAAAGCGATAAATCCAACTGCTTCTGAAAGTGAGTTGATTCGCCAAGGATTCATTAGTCTTGCGGCTAACAAAAACAAGATGAATTTGTTTAGCAAAGATGAGCAAAATGCCATTAAAGCGGTTGCCAAAGGTAGTTCTTTAGACCCATTGCTCACTTTGATGGCTAAATTTAACCCACAACGTAGTCAATTGATTACTGGTGGCGCTGTTGGCTTTGGCGTTGGAAGTCCTGAAACATTGAAGTATTCAATTCCAATTGCTGCGGCTGGTTATGGCGCTGATAAACTTCAGGCAATGATTCGACGACAAGCGGCTGAAAAGGCTATGAGTGGCTTGTTAACTGGCACTACTCCTGGTCAACAACCATCTTATTTCACTAGAGGTTTGCTAAGTTCTGTAATGAATCCTACAGAACAATGACTTCTTAACTACAACTTACCAGAGGTTTTGGAATGTTGCCCATAGATCCAGTAAGCGCTCTAGCAGGTATACAGAGTGCTGTAAAGCTCATTAAACAGGCTTCTAAGACTGTTGATGATGTTGCTTCTCTTGGGCCACTATTAGGTAAGTATTTCAATGCTAAGAGTGAGGCTACGAAGGCTGTTGTAGAGTCCAAGAAGAAGGGTGGCTCTAGCATGGGTATGGCTATAGAGATTGAGATGGCTCTTGAGCAGACCCGTGAGTTTGAGAAAGAACTTCAGATGTTGTTCTTTCAGGCTAATAAAATGGATGTCTGGGCAAAGATCAAGGCTCGTGCCTCTGCAATGGATGTAGAGGAAGCCCACAATGCTCGTAAAGAGAAAGAAGCTCTTGCTCGTAAGAAGAAGCAAGAACAAGAAGACCTTGAAATGGGTCTAATGATTGGTGGGCTTGTATTTATTGTTGCGCTTATTGCGTTTGGTGTCTATGAACTACTAGATCATTGTGCAAAAGTGAGGTGCGGAAGATGAACTTCTATCAAAAGCAAGCAGATATGACTTTCAAGATAGTGGGTTATTCTTGGGGAACTATTCTCTTCTTTGACATTATGAAAGTACTTCCTAACTTCTTGTCAGACAGAATAATGAACGCTCTTTTAGCGAAGTTGCCAATATGAGATATTTGATTTTGTTATCTGTTGTATTTCTATCTGGTTGTTTTGACGACAGATACAGGTACTTTTGCCAAAATCCTGATAACTTTGTTCACGCTAACTGCCAGAAACCTAAGTGTTTGTTTACCCAGACTTGTCCTGAATACTTAGTCGCCCCTATTCTTGAAAAAAAGGTTAACGATGTCCCAGAAGCAAAAACTAACAATTGAAGAAATTGAGACAATAACGTGGAGTTTTGTGGTCGTCATGGTCACATTGATTCTTTGCTTTATTGTTGTTGCTTTGCTCTACTCTGTCACGTTTGTGACTCAACCTATTAAGAGCATGGCCCCGATTGATATGGCTTACACCAAGATGCTGAACGACATTGTTCTACTGATTGTGGGTGGTATCGGTGGAGTTATCGGTAAAAAGGGTGTAGGAACGGCTTTAAACGCCATCCAAGGCACTCCAACACCGCCTCCTAGCCCTACACCGCCTCCAACACCCGTATCGCCTCCTGTGGCTTCTAATACTTGGACATCAACAGGATCATCACCTAACTGGTTGAACTTCAAGAATCCTGATTTAGATGAGTCATGGACACCACCACCTCCACCGACTACACCTCCTGATTTGCTAGAAGCAGACCATGAGCGTGAGCAGTTGGCAATGGCTCGTAAAGAGGCTCAATAATGTTTGGCATACCATTACCTTGGGTTCTGGTGATTCTTTGTATAACCTTGTTTGGAACTTACAGAGGTGGTTATCACTTTGGTTGGTCAGACAGAGATAAAGAGATGCAGATTGAGATTGCTCGCAAGAATGAGGAATCTCGTCAAACTGAACAGAAACTTAACGAACAATTAAACGCTACTGCTGGTAAACTTTTGGAGGTTAACGATGTTGTCAACAAAAAACAAAGTGCTTTGGATGCTGCCATTCGTGCTGGTAGGGTGCGCCTCCCCACCGCCAGTTGTGTATCAGCCCCCACAAGTGCCCCCATTGCCCCCACAGATACAAAAGCAACCCGTGAACCTGACAGACAGGCTGACACAGCTTCTGATGCCGACAGAGCAACCCTCCAAGCCATTGCCGAAATAGTGGCCCAAGGGGATCGGAATACTGCTGCACTCAATGCTTGTGTGGACTCGTATAACCAGATGAGAGACTTGTTGAATGATAAACGCTGACCAACTCAAACAACTTCACATTGGCCCTGAGTGGCTAGATGGTTTAAACGCCACCTTTGAGCGTTTTGACATTATGAATCCACTAAGAAAAGCGGCTTTCATTGGTCAATGTGGGCATGAGTGTGGGAACTTTAAGATTCTTGAGGAAAACCTGAACTATCGTGCAGAGGCTTTACAGAAGTTATGGCCTAGAAGGTTTGATGCCACCAAAGCACAGATGTGTGCTCGTAATCCAAGGCTTATCGCCAATACTGTTTACTCTAGTCGCATGGGCAACAGGGATGAGGCTTCTGGAGATGGCTATCGTTTCAGAGGTCGTGGGTGTATTCAGTTGACAGGACACGCCAATTATTACCATGCTGGTCAGGCTCTAGGGGTAGATTTTGTGATGAATCCAGACCTTGTAGCGACCCCGATGTACGCTGCCCTTACTGCGGGATGGTTCTGGGACACCCACAAGCTAAACCAGTACGCTGATTCTAAAGACTATAAGACCATGACCAGGCGCATAAACGGCGGTTTTATAGGTTTGGCAGACAGAGAAAAGCACATTGCCCATGCTCTCTCTGTCCTTACTTAACCTTTCATCCTTCTTACGAAAGAAGCAAAGCTAGATGCTGTGTCACCAAAGGGTTTCATCTTGTCAAACTCTAGGGCTACCTCTTCTAGCGCTCTAGCCCTAACAGGACAGTTTCTGCCTTGAACACAATCGTATGTGCAGCAGTCCATACCGCTAGATTTGCTTGCTCTTAGGATTTGCTTACCAAGGTTACTTTGCTTTTCAACAGCGTTAAATGCTTCGTCTTCCTCTTTTGTCCAGTCTGTCATGCTTGTCCCCTTTCTTTTATGGCTATAGCACAAGCGTAAGCGGAATAATCATCATCCCATAAATCAACACACACCTTTGCACACGCTTCACGCTCTGAAATCATGGCGGCTTGAATATGGGCTTTTACTTGGTCATAAGTAAACGTATGCTCAGGCTCTGGCTGTGCCAAGGCTTCTTTGATGGCGGTGATGGCTACTTTGGCTCGGTCTGATTGCCATTGACTGTTGTTGCTCCATTCAATCTCTCCAAACGCCTCCAGCGCCAGCTTCAATGCTTCGTCTTTAGTCATTTTTTCTCCTGCAAAGAAATAGGCATATAGATGCAAGCCTTGTCCTTGCTGTTGACGCAAGAAACATGAACAACATCCTTTAAGCCAAAGCGTTTACAGTTCTGACACTTGGCATCAGGCTCTTTTGGTAGACAACCAATGAGTTTAAACACGCTCATCTCACTCTCCTTAGTTCAACCTTCTCTGGTGGTGGAGGAAGCATCTTCTCTGAGGGTGGAGTCCATCCATGCTTTCTCCATAGTGCCTGGACATCCGATCCTGATTCCCACTTGAAGTCTTTCAGAGGAGTAGATGGATAACTGATTTTGGAATGTGGAGGTAGTGTCATTTCAGACCCTTCATAACCCGTTGATTTCTGCCTGATTTACCAGCTCTAGTGCCAGTAATCTCAATGAATCCCTTGTCTAACAAAGCACGATAACGGGCTGTTATGGAGGAATATGGGTACTGAGGGAACATTGCCAGTACATCATCTGAAATACACCCATCAGGAAAGCCTTTAATGGCCTCATAGACCATGTTCTCTATCTTGGCGCTATCTACCCCTTGGGCGGCTTGATGGCTCGTTGTAGGGTCTTCTTTGCGTACCAACTTAAATGCTGGTGTACCAAAGAATCTGTCCATTGACTGCTTCATGTTGTTAAAAATATCATTCATCATTGACTCCTGTTAAGTTGGTGGGCAGTACTAACATTCGTCCGACATTGCTGTCTGCTTTCCTGCCCGTAATTGGTGAGGCTACTCGCTGCGTCTGTTGGTTGAGTCGAACAACCGATTTCACAATCATTACGCTGGAATCAAACCAGCCCTCATAGCATCCGCTTTCGCCTCGTAATCCTAGAAGGGCATTTCGTCTGAATCAAAGTTGGTGGCCTTAGATCGCTCTGAGGGCTTCGCTTTGTACTCTTCTTTGGGTGATACTGCTAGACCCATGAACTTGCCACTCTTGCCCTCTTTTACCCAAGCTGATAACCAGTAGTCTTTGCCATCTACAGTTATGTTGCCTTTATAAGTAGGAGACCTTTCGTTTTCAATTTTGTCATTCTTGAATAAAACGCCGCTATTATCTTTACGATTTTCCATCACATTTCCTTCGCTTTCTTTAACGCACTTCTTACTTTACTTGGTAGGAGTGTCCACAAGGCAATCTTTTGTTGATCGTCTAGGTTCTCTCCCTCTAACTTCTCCCAAGCTGACTTGGGATCACCTTGCTCACACATCGCAATCAAATCGACTGCCATCTCTTGCAAGTACTGTAATTCCTCTGGAGGAATATTGTCTGTTGCACCCTGAGTAGGAGTGATGACAACTTTCTCCTCTTTAAGTGGAGCAGAGGAGTCTAAAGCATCATGCTCAACAATCTCCATTGCAGAAACCCAAAGATAACGCCTGGTATACGTTTCTACTGCACCAAGATTCTGGATAGGATGACATCCCTTTAGGTTTGCTTCTGCCATAGGGCTTGTCAATTTGATCTCAGATCCATCTTCTGTGTCTGTGATAGTCAATGTTGCTAGTTCTTTATCAAACGAAACAACACCGCATAAACCAATCTTATAGAAGATTGAATTGATTGTTGGCAAGAAATCACCAAGCTCAAAGTAGGAATACCCTGCAAACTTGTTGTGTCCTGACTTTTTGAGAGGCGCGTGTTGCAAGTGAATTCTTGCATCCATTAGTTTTTTATGAACACCCATAATTTTTCCTTAAATATGTTTCCAAGAAGATTTATTAACTATTTTGCTTATTGTTTGGAAAGCAACCCCAAACTTTTCACTAATGCTTACTAAGGTAACGACACCAGGGACATACATTCCTCTAATTTCATGTATCTGCTTTTCTGTCAATTTACTATTCGCAACTCGCTCTCCTTTTGCTGAACACTGGGGATGCAATCTTAAGCCGTGTCTATCGCCTTTTGCACCCCTATTTTTACGCTTCATATCGGCAAGATTTTCCTTTTGAGTGCAAATAAACAAGTGATCTGGATTGACGCAAGATGGTGTATCGCACCTATGAGCAACAACCATTCCTTTTGGAATATCCCCAAATACTTTTGATGCTACAACTCTGTGTGCATAAACTTGCTTACCATTTTGAGATGTAACGCCATAGCCGTTTCCAGCTTTAGCTTTTGTCCAAAGAATGCAGTCTGACATATTCACTCCTTTAAAAATTATCGTTTAACTCTTGATCAATGATTTGTGTTTGTTGGTCAAGGTCTAATTCCTTGAACTCGATAAAGTCTGCTTCTTGGCAGCAAACTATTCTGTTTCCCTTGATTGTCAGGCAATAAGGACAGTATTTAATGTCAGAGAACTCTTCCAAATAGGTCTGAAATAGTGTTTTCATGTGAGCCTATCAAAAGCCATTTCCCAAAGAACATCACCTGCTAGATCGGTGAGCTTGTTTAACTCATCTTCTGTCAATGGTGTTCCATCTTCATAGCATCCACCTGAAAAGTAGGCATCACAGAAGTCTGGATAATCTCTGCTGTCTACCCCATCTACTTCTAGGTCTATGACCTTTTTTCCATTAAGAATCGGCATATTCACTCCTGTTGAACGTGGGTTACTATTTGCCCACACCGCTAATGTGCCACACCTTTTTAGCCTTTTGTACTAGGATAAACCCTAATAGACAGCACTTTTTTCTATGCTAATCTGAAAAGACTTGTCCTATTAACTAATAGCCCTTCTACCTACTTCCTTCTTCTTATGCACGTTGAAATACTTGAACAAAGATGCGCTGAAGCCTTGCTTGGGTACTCTCAAACAATGGCAGATGCTTACACAACCGATCCTGAGGACTTAGATGCCTCTATGACCGCCTTGCTTGCTAGAACGCTAGAACTACATCTAAACCGCAAAATCAATTTGGAGAACCTTTTCAAATGACTCAAGCCATGATCATTAAAGCTCTACAGAATGGGCCACTTACTTCACAAGAAGTCTGTGATTTAACAGGGATGCCTAAATCCTCTGTGCTGTCCACAGCTAAGAAGTTAAGATACAAAGGTGAGCTAACGACAGAAGAGGTTAAGGTTGGTCGCTACAGAGTAGCTAGGTACACCCTTGCAGACCACCTGATTGAAAGCAAGCCAAAAGACGAAACTCGCTGCTTGCTGAACCCTTTTGACATCAGAAACGCCAAAGGTATCTTTAGTAAATCAGAGTATGCGGTGATGAATGCACAAGCTAAACGATTGCTTGGCAGACCAAAACCTGTGAAAGAAATCACAAATAATCAATTTATTTGATTTACAAAGTAGAATTGTTTTGATATTATGGAATCCAGCTAGGTGCGAAGTCATGAGCGCACCGAAAAGAGTTAACCCTTCTCCTGCTGGCAATTCCTTCTAAGGGTGGTTTAAAAAGCGGGAAAATTATGGCTACCAAAGTCGACATTTGGATGCCGCTATACATAGCGGATTACCTTTCTGCAACCTCAAGGTTGACCACAGAACAGCATGGTGCATACCTGTTGCTTATCATGGATTATTGGAAAAATGGCGCACCGCCTGACAATGACCAAGTTCTTGCACAGATAACAAAACTGTCTCCTGATGCTTGGAGTAATGCTCGGACTATGCTTAAAGCATTCTTTCAAGTAGAAGACGGTTTATGGATTCAACCTCGAATTGAATCAGAGATGGTTAAAGCTCAACACAATAAACAAGTAAATGTTAATCGTGGGAAAGCTGGTGCTGAAGCTAGATGGAAGGATAAAAATGCTCCAAGCATAGATGAAGCATACTCGGAGGTATGCTCGGCAGATAGCACATCACCTTCACCTTCACCTTCACCTATATCTTCAATTAAGAAACAAGATACTAAAGTATCTTTGTCGGCAGAGGGTCTGCCAACTTGCCCACATCAAGATATTCTTTTGCTTTACAAAAAGCATTTGCCACACTTAACTCAGCCAAGAGTTTGGGAAGGTAATCGGAAGGTAGTTTTAAAGTCTAGATGGATTCAAGCTGCCAAGCCATCCAACTACTCTCCTGAAGGCTACAAAACTAAAGAAGATGGGTTGAAGTGGTGGGACTCATTCTTTGGCTACATAGCAAATGATTCTTCATTGGCGAACGGATTTAAAACCAAAGACAGAACTTGGTTGCCAGATTTGGAGTGGATTATAAATGCCACAAACTTCGCAAAAATTATTGATGGGAAATACGCAAAATGACATTCGCTAAACCAGACGCAAAACAAAAAGATGACTTTGAATATTCAACATATTGCTCAGTTGATGGATGTGGGTACTTATGGTCTGTCAGGGCTGATGGCGATAAGCCTAAATGCTCAAAGCACCAATGGGCTAATGACGCACCAAAAAAGAAACGCATTTTTCCTGATTTACCTGAACTGAAGGTGAAAACTGTTGCTCAGTGGTATGACGACAAGGAGCAGATATTTTGAGCCACTACCAAGCCCACATCCTGTTAGACAAAGTAAAAGATGGAGTCCCCTTTCCACTTCATCTGATAAACAAAGCCTTAGAGCTTACTGGCGACCTAGAGTAAACACCTATGGCATACAGCCGAAAAAACATATCCAATGAGGGCGACAGAGTTGTTCTTGAGAAAGCCGAAGCAAGGGAAATATTCCGAACTTGGCAAACAAACAGAGATAACGATTTTGTTCGTGCCAGGCTTGAGCGTTGCGAAAGAATCTATGGAACTGGAGCAAGAGATCGGGTCAGGTTTTATATGCGTCAAATGAAAGAAGGACAAATTGAATGAGTTGGCTTTATTCGCAGGTGCTGGTGGAGGAATACTTGGGGGACATCTCCTTGGATGGCGAACAGTCTGTGCCGTTGAATGGGAGCAATACCCAGCAAGCGTACTTGTCGCCCGACAAAATGACGGGCTTCTCCCGCCTTTCCCGATTTGGGATGACGTTCAAACCTTTGATGGAAAGCCGTGGAGAGGAATTGTTGACGTTGTTTCTGGAGGATTTCCATGCCAAGACATCTCAGCCGCAGGAAAAGGAGTCGGAATTGAAGGAGAGCGAAGCGGGATGTGGCGAGAAATGGCAAGGGTCATTCGTGAAATACGACCAAGATATGTGTTTGTGGAAAACTCATCAATGCTCACTTCTAGGGGACTTGGAGTTGTTCTCGGAGAATTGGCCTCAATGGGGTTTGATGCGAGATGGGGAGTGTTGGGAGCAGCAGACGTTGGCGCAAACCATCAGAGGGACAGAATCTGGATTGTCGCCAAATGGCGTGGACAGCTTCCACACGCCCAACACGACAGGATTAGATGGTGGGAGCAACAGCAGGAAAGCATTGAGAAAGAGGGAAGAAATGTGGCCAACACCAGTTCACAGCGAGGCCAGGCAGGGTCTACAGATTCGCAGGGAGGGCAAGAAAGGCACTCAAACGAGTCTCAGCACAGCGGTTCTAACTTGGCCTACACCTCGGACAAAGGGGATGTGTGGCGGGAGTGGGAGTTGGGATTTGTTGAACAAAAACACAACAATCGAAGAGGCTCGGCTAATGGGAGCAGGAAATGGTGGTCAACTGAACCCAACGTGGGTCGAGTGGCTCATGGGGTGGCCTCTAGGGTGGACAGACTTAAAGCCATTGGCAATGGACAAGTCCCCTTGTGTGCAGCAACAGCTTGGAGAATCCTGAAATGAGCTTCATGGTCACTTTTAAGGTTGACGCTGACCCTGTTGGCAAACAAAGAGCAAGGTATGCCAAACGTGGAAACTTTGTCCAAACTTACACCCCTGACAAAACAAGAAACTATGAGACTTTAATCAAAGAAGCCGCAATAGAAGCAATGGGAACTAGCGAACCTTTGGAAACCCCTGTAACGCTGTATTTGTACATTCGTGCGCCAATCCCTAAGTCTTTGCCTAAAAAGCGCATAGAAGCCTGTTTAAACGGCTTGGAGAAGCCAATTAAGAAGCCTGACGCATCCAATGTGCTTAAAAGTGTAGAAGACGCTATGAATGGAGTTGTTTACAAGGATGATTCTCAGATCGTGAATATCCATGTTTCCAAGGTTTATTCAAGTGTTTCAGGAGTAGATGTTTGCGTTAAGGAGTGTTTGGAATGAGCAACCCATTTGAGATTATTGAGCCAACTTGTATCAGCTTCTCAGGAGGTAGAACATCGGCTTATATGCTTTACCGCATCCTACAGGCTCACGACATGAGCCTCCCGCCCGAAGCAATTGTCTGTTTTGCAAATACAGGCAAGGAATGTGAGGAAACTTTGGAGTTTGTCCATGCTTGCGAAAAAAATTGGGGTGTCAAGATCAATTGGCTTGAGTACAAAGCCCACGAAGTGCCAAAAGAGCGGTTTAAGGTTGTAACTTACGAAACAGCAAGCCGTAATGGTGAGCCTTTCTTTGACTCAATTAACCAAAACGGCAAGCCATATCTTCCAAATCCAGTTGCCAGGATATGCACAATCAACATGAAGATTCGGGTAATTCACCATTATTTGAAGTCCTTGGGTTGGCATCACAACGAAAACATGGATTGGGTGGGGATTCGAGCAGATGAGCAAAGAAGGGCAGCCAAGATTGACCGAAGCAGAACACCATTAGTGGCGGCAGGAATCACAAAGGAACACGTTGGAGCATTTTGGAAAAGCCATGCATTTGACCTTAAATTGCCAAACAACAACGGGGTAACGATGCACGGGAACTGTGATTTGTGCTTTTTAAAGCCAGCCCACCAGATTCAGTCCCTGATCCAAGAAAAGCCAGAAAGGGCTTTGTGGTGGATGAAGATGGAAGCTCACGCCAATAGTTCAAACAAGACCTATGGCGATGGAGCAAAGTTCCGCAAAGACCGCCCAAGTTATGCAGAAATGCACAAATATGCTTTGGCTCAGACAGATATGTTTGACAAAAACGAAGAGGGAATATCTTGTTTCTGCGGAGATTAGGGTAAATCCCTATTCAAACATCAATCAAACAAGACTAATATTTAATTTTTAACAGGAGTGAATGATGGAAAAAACTTGGGAATTTGACACAACCACAGGCGAAGGTAGCGAGATTGTTACTGTCGTATACGAGTATGAGAACGATGGTGAGACTACCTATAACGAGTCAATCAAAGAGGTTTGGTTTGAGGGCAGAAACGTCATAGGGCTATTCTCTGACGAACACTTCAAAGAACTAGAGATGGAAGCAGCAATGCGCTTTCAGCACCACAAGCTGAACTACAAGATGGAGGATGTATGACTAACCAAGAAAGAGATTTGTTTGTTAAGGCTTGCAAACTTCTAACTGTTGCCAGCTTTTATAGCGACAAAAACAGGCAAGAAAGCAAAGTTGTTGCTGAACAAATACAGGATGCATTGATTATTGACGCATCAAATATATTGGCAGAACATAACAATGCGGAAGCGAACTAAACGCAAGGTATGGGCATTGATTGATCCTCTCACTCATGCCCTAACTGGTGCAGCCATCACCCAAAGGGATAAGCTAGATAAGCTCAGAATGCTTGAATACTCAGCACTAGAAGCAATGACTAAGGGTAATGGCACAGTAACAGACTGGCGTACCCTTGTTGACGTTTTAAACCTAAGTGAAACGATTGCCAGGTGTGGTGTCGGAAAAGATGAGGTGTTGCCCGTATGCGAGAAAGCCCAAAAAGCCTTACATGAAGCGGCAGTTAGGTTTCAATCAAGTAATCGAATGGGCTTATCGGGTGAGGGCATACAGTCAATTAGGGATTTAATCCAATATGCTGATTTACAACAATCAAGCATCCCAAGGGCAGACTTTGAGAAGTACATCCAAAAGACCAAAGACTACATCAGATCAAACGGCAACCTAGTGGTTGAAATAACATGATTGAACAAAAGAAAGACGCACCAGGCAACCCACCCTATTGGGTGTGCACTAACTGCAAATGGGCTTTTCAGGCTTTACAAGAGGCTAACGAGCATGGAAGGCGTTGCGGTAGAGATGAGCCAGCACCAACCTATCGACATTTTGAGAAATAATATGACTGATATTGAATTGATATATCAAGCCAATAGCGCAGATATAGAAGCATTAGAAGATGCTAGGTATACATTATCTGCAATACAGAAAACAGATTCTGCATATGATGAAATGATTAACGAATCAATAAGGTTAATTGATAAAGCATTGAATATTAACTTTATACCAGTAGTTGAAAGATTATTAAATATAAGTGAGCCAGAATGAACGAACCAACTAAAGCTATTCAATACATTATCGATACCGCTCCACTGTATGCCAAAGCCAAAGCCGACCGAATGTATCTTGAGGAATTCAGGAAAAGCAGAAAAGCCCAACTAATGTCACAAGCTGGTACTGAGGTACTTGGAAAACAAGAAACCTACGCTTACGCTCACCAGGACTATATCGAGATATTAGAAGGCATCAGGCAGGCAGTAGAAACCGAGGAAAAGTATCGATGGCTGATGACCGCAGCGCAGGCACGAATTGAATGCTGGAGGACGGAAATGTTCTCGGCTAGGATAGAGATGAAGGCCACGCAATAATGTTTAGCAAAAATAAACTCAAGCCAAACGCAAGTGAAAGGTTACATATTGCCAGAATCAAGGCCATGAATTGCATTATTTGCGATAACCCAGCCCCTAGCGAATGTCATGAGATAACCCAAGGCCAATGGTTTACGTCAATGCCATTGTGTGCCGATTGTCATCGAGGGTCGATCAATGGAATACATGGGCAGCGCAGATTGTGGAATGTCTACAAAATGGACGAATTGTCAGCGCTGAATGAAACCATTCGCAGATTAACTCAGGAAATGCCCCTAGAAAGCGATTCAAGCCCCTTTTAAGCCGTTTTTTGGCACTAGGGTATAGCGTGATGAGGGTAAAGCCCATTAGAGCCTTAAATGTGGCCTTTTGACAGACAAGAAAAAACCCTCCGAAGAGGGCTTGAGTTTATCGTTTTGTAAGTATTCGCAGAATGAGGGCTAATGTTGCATAAATCATTGTTGCCCCCTAATCAAATCATTATCACGATAACATGAATTGAAATCAGGTCTACCAATTTCAATTTCAACTACATAAATATCACCCCCATATTCATGCCACCAATCATGGGGCAGCTGATACTGTTTTGCGTGATTATTTAATCCTAATTTCAAATGTTCTTTTGCTAGAGTTGCATTAATAGCATAAGCTTCAAATTGAAAACGTCTAGAATCAAAAATGGCTTTGTAGAATTTATTATTAGAATTATGCATAATGAACCCCCTTAATTTGAACAAAACCCGATGTATCTTTTTTGGCTTTACCTTTGGCATACAAAGCCACTACTACGTTTTTGGGTTCAATATGTCTAACGTCTGTGTCGTCTCCATCGATAACATTCCAAGATCGGAAGCTTAAAGGGATGTCCTCTTTCTTTTGAAACACTACAGCCACTCTAGAGTTATTTTTGTTTGTCAGCCCCTTAATAGAAATTGGCTTTGGGGTAATACTAGAGAACGAAAAGGTTAAATCATAATTTTCATACGTTTTGCCCTCTAAATTTCTTGATGGGTGTTTTGTGTAATCATAAAATTGGACATCGGGAAACAATTGGAAAATAGTTTCACCTTTGGCAATGATGTAGTTTTCCCAACAAATGTCACTAGTTCCATTTAAACGAACCAGGAGCTTTTGGTCATTATTTCGGGCAGCGGAATAGTGCAAGCGCCAAATATCTGCACAAAGTGAGAGTAAAAAAGCCCTTTGGTTTGTATACCAAAAATCTGTTTTGGCTTGTCTAGCCTTTTGAACAGAATTGAAAGCTCCTCTACCAGATGAGTAGAGACAACCCTCCATGCAACCCGCCAACCTAGCCAAAGGACATAGATTCTCATCGGGTGTTAGATAGAGGATGGCTGTTAAATAACCTAGTTTTTCCCCTTTTACTGTTTTCGTTGATGCCGTACCTAACAGAGTTTTGTAAGGTAAGCCCTCATTTTGGAGAATCATTTTGTAAGGATTTCGCATATTTACACCTATTAAAAATATTTTGATAATCAGACCGCAAGCCACATTTCGTAGATTTCGGGATATTGTTCTTTGAGATATTCGGAAGCTTGTTTTATGGCTTGGTCAAGGTTAGGGCTTAAATCAAGCATATAGTCTCCTTGGTCTAACAATCGAATAGACCCGTCAACTAAAAGCTCTACAGACACAAACCCATCCCCATCACAACAATAAGACCCGTAGTGATAAATTGGCTCTTCATACTCTGTAGCGTCTTCATTGTAAATATTGCCTCCCGTATAAAAATCCCATCCTTGGAATTCTTGAGGAATGAAAACGTCTAGAGGCTTGTCACAGAGCTTGTGAGTGTTGGCAATAAAGCACTGTCCAAGCCTTGTCTCTTGGATTTTTTCGTTTGTGAGAATGTTGGTATAAATAGCACCAATATTGCCTTGAAATGCTACAGATTGTTTAACCCATTTTTTCATGTTAACACCTATTGAAAGTTGATTGAGAGAGAAATTTTAGTCAATAACCAAATGCCTGGAAACTAGGGATTACCCTTGCTGCCAAACACTATTTGGTCAAAATATCAAAATAAGCCAATAGACCAACACACAGGATAAGCCCTGCAATGATGGCTGTGAGAATGTCTTTGTGGTTGTCGTTCATGCTAATTCCTTTTTTGTGAGTGAGCTGATTTTGTCCAAGATAGCATCCCATGAGTTTGTTTCTAGTTCGCAAGCAAAATCGAAAGGGTCACAATCATTGTCTTTGTCTTTAACGACAAGGGCAAACTGTAAACCTCCGCATTCCCGTCTGTTTTCATCGGCATAGTTGACCCAAACAATCATTTCTTGCATTTCGTTCAGGTCACAGGAAAAAGAAGGGCAGACATCGTTGTGCCAAGAGACATCAACGAAGCCCTCAGGTAATTCAGGAACTTCAAAATCAAAGTTGGGAAATTCGTATTTGTAAGTGCAGCGCATATTGACACCTATTAAAAGTTTAAGAATTCTTCGTAAATTGCAGGGTATTCGTCTTTGATGTACTGAGTAGCTTGCTTAATAGCCTCCTCAATGTCTGAGTCAAGGTCTAGCATATAAGAACCCTGAACATTCAAATGAATCGTTCCGTCTGTCAGAAGCTCAATAGAGACAATACCGTCTCCGTCACAACAGTAATGTCCAATTACTCCATCATCCTCGATGTCGTAGCCTCCCGCATAGAAATCCCAACCGTCAAATTCTCTGATCTGAAAAACATTTTCGGTTGGTTCGGCACATTCCCGAAGGTGGTTATTAGGAGCATAAGTCTCCAAGAATTGACCCTTGGAAGTTCTCTGAACCTTCTTGCCTGTTTGGAGATTGGTGTAAAGTGCTACCGACTCTGTGAAAATTTTAGAGCGAATAGTCTGTTTGACCCAAGTGATTTGTTGCATATTGACACCTATTAAATTGCACTAGTTCCGCTAGTTCGGTTCTAATATATTAACGGCTTAGAAAGCACAAAAGAATAGGGACAAACCCTAGTTTTGACAAAAAAACCAACCTTTTTTAGAAAATTTTCGCCATATGTCAGGAAGAAAGCCAAGTAATAAAACAATTCAATTTCGCAGGAAATTAGACAACCCCAAACTGATGATTCTTTTGGCTGCAGGAAAGGGAGACATCTCTAAGGGTTTCGAGAATGTATTAGCCCTTTACCAACATCTTCACTCATTGGGTTATAGAGTAGACAATCCTGTCGAACAGATTACAATCGTTACGAATAAGTCGGGAACAATAAACAACCCTTAATAGAGGCAAGTCTACTAAGGACAGTAAGAAGGAATAGAAGGTAAGAGTAAACAGTCAAGACAAATCCAAGTAACTCAAGTAACCCTAAAAAGGTGCATCACTCTCTCATGCAAAAAACGCATAACCTTTGGGATAGGGTAAACCCTGATCTGTATGGATAGACAGTCCTGGCTGTTTGTACAGTAGTAGAAACCCTAAGCTGTATGCCTGGACAGTAGGGTAAACGTGTAAGGGTTTGTATGGGGGGGGAGGGGGTGGTGATGGGTGGTAGAAATTTGTGGTACACCCCCTATACCGAAAAAGCTAAATTGAACTAATCCATTCCAAGGAGGAGAAAATGGAAAAAAGAGGAAGAGGACGCCCTAAAGGTTCTGTGAAGATGACGATACAGAGGTTTGCTGATAACCCTCCGTCTGTATTGCCTAAGACTGATCACCAGAGGTTGAAGGAGTTGAAGGAGTTGATGATTAGGAGTGGTGGTAAGGATGTTGCTCAGAAGGTGATAGAGATAGCGTTGAATGACGAGCATCCGCATCAATTGGTGGCTTTGAAGATGTGTTTGGACAGGACATTGCCTGTTAGTATGTTTGAGAAAGACAAGAGTCAAAGGAGTGCTGTAACGATCTCGATAACAGGACTAGGAGTTGAGCCTACTGTTATTGATGAACAGCCTATAGATGTAGAGGACAAGTATGGCAGACCTTAATTTTAGCTTGCTTCCTTGGCAACAAGAGGTGTTTAAAGACCAGACTAGATTCAAGGTAGTGGCTGCTGGGCGTAGGTGTGGGAAGTCTAGGATGGCGGCTGTAACACTACTAATCGAGGGATTGAAGTGTCCACAAGGCTCTGCTGTGCTTTATGTGAGTCCTACGATGGGACAGTCGAGGCAGATTATCTGGGACTTGCTGTTAGACCTTGGTAGAGAGGTTATACAGAATTCCCATGTAAATAATCTAGACATTACCCTGATAAACGGGGCTAGGATCTATGTTCGTGGTGCTGATAGACCTGACACCCTTCGTGGTGTGTCTTTGACCTATGCGGTGTTAGACGAGGTAGCGGATATTAAGCCAGAGGCTTGGGAACAGGTTATTCGGGCTTCTTTGTCTGACAAGAAGGGTAGAGCGTTGTTTATTGGAACGCCAAAGGGTAGGAACTGGTTTCACGATACCTTCAAGTTGGGTGAGAGTGGTGAGGATTCTGATTGGAAGAGTTGGCACTTTACGACTGCTGATAACCCTTTGATCGACCCTACAGAGATAGAGAGTGCTAAGAAGACCT